ACCGGTGGCGAGCGGGGTCTTTGGGTTCCAGGTGGGACCCACACCTGGAACAGGCCTGGAAAGAACGTTAGTGGGCCGAATGATTGGGCTGTTGAATTGGGCTTTTTATTCAAAACCATCTCAAATTTACGAAGTCCATTATTATTCATATAAGAATAATTACATTAAACATAGCCCGTATAAATATACATTTATACGGTTACATTCTTGTATACATGGTATTCGTCGTTTACTTGTATATCTATTACTGGAGCCTCTTCTTGCATCATGATATCTATTATTTCAACCATGTCCTCTGATTTGAACTCTTCTATTGTTGAATCTCTATACATGATCCTTAGTATGTTCTTTATACCTTCTTCTAAAGCATTAAAATTGAATGGTGGAATGATTCCGTTATGTCCGTATGGAATGGAGAATTTGTTCTTGACTAGTGCTGGTGACTTAGTTGAAAACACCTCTACGTCAACTCTGAATTTTATTTCTGATCTGAACTTGACGTTGATGATGAACAACATTCCTTTATCGTTGGTATATGATATAGTCATAATTGTTTGATGGAAATATATTCATTGGATGTGCATTTATATTTGGAACTCTCGTTTGTATGTGGTTGTGAATATTGATCGTGTCTAATTTATGTTCTTTCATTAATTAGTGTATGTGTGACTGGATTGATGTGGATGTTTGTGACTAAAAAATAAGATATTCATGCATATGAATAAGAAATAAAGGAAAAAGACGGAAAAATAAATAAAAAAATTAACAAAAAAACTAATAATAAAAATAACTATCTATTCAGAAAATTTGGGAGCGCAGCGAAAACGAAAACAAAAAACGATAACAAAGAAAATCTTTATAAAATAAATAGACAGAATTGAAAAGGAAAAAAGTAAAAAAATAAAAAGGTTATTACATAACAAAAACAAAAGAAAACAAAAATTAAAAATGACGTCATCTGATGTCATCACAATTAAAAACTATTTACTGCGGTTAAAAATAATTACATTTACCTCACAAGGTAAATAATTGGACACCGATAGGTAAATGAGGCACCGATACATCGGTGCCTCTATTGGGGACATTGGAGACAATTAAAGTGGATTACCGAAAATGCCCTTATCTTTGTGCCTGTAGAGCGCGTGGGAGTGCGTTGGTAAAGTATGTTTCTCTCTCCTCAAACTCCCCGGAGACGATGATCGGAGGTCTTAACGGCCTCAATTTGCGACACGCGCGGCAGTACCAACACGGAGGTGGGCAAACCACTACGCTACGCAGCAGCCTTAGCTACGCCGGAGCTTAGCTCGCCACCGTTATAATATT